GATACAGTTAACAATACCACGAGTGTAACCTGCCGCCGCGAACCAAGGGAATGCGATGTTATCAGTTAACGCCAAGTTTCTTGTAACTTCAGCTGTTGGTGGGATGTAGATTTGTGTATTGTTTACGCTATCTCTTGTTAATACCCACGGATAGTAAGTTGCAGTATAGTTAGAGTCAATTCCTGTGTTGTCTAAGTTGTCAACCGCCTCTGTTGGGTAGATTAAATAATCTGCTCCGTTAAGAGAAGGAACATACATATCAACGTCAGGCGTTGTACAAACATATAATGAATCTGCTCTGTTGAACTCAATCATCTCAATTGCCGACTCAACCAAGTTACTATTATTAACGTAGTCAATACCCGGAGTTACAAACACGTTGATGTTTACCGCCTCAGGGTTAGCAAATGTTTGTTGACCTAACAAGTATGCGTAGTAGTCAGTATTTGCAAAATTTTGAGTTCCATCACCAAGAGAAATCTCTTTGAATGCTCCCCATCCTGTCGCGTTAGGGTATCTTGAAGAAGGACAAGCTCCTCTTAAGAATCCTGCTCTACCAATTTGGAAGTTGTCAGTGTTTGTTCTCCACTCTCTGTAGATATCCCATCCGTCAAAACCACCTTGTACTAAGAATGTAAACTTACGAGCAAACAATCTATAATATGCATTTGTTGGTAATTCTGGATCAGTAATAAATGGTGAGTTACCACATATGAATCTTGGGTCACCACTTGTTGAGAACTCAGGTCCGATTGTTAAACCACTTGCATTTACGTCCATGTGGAAACCTGCGGATCTGTAGTTAAATGGTAAACCATCAATATCACAAGTATTGTTTGGATTTCTCTTACCAACATATTCAAAGTAAGCAGGATCCCAACCTAAACTGTTAGAGATACCTAAGTAAGTTCTTCTTACATTATCTCCCGGGCTAATCAAGGCATTATCATTACCTGATGATAAACCAAATGGTGGGTTGTAGATTACTTCACCAGGGAAGTCATATTTACCTTTAATAATTGGGAATGGTGAACTAGCACCTGCGTAATTTCTAAAATTGAACCCGTTGAATCCACAAGGTAACGCATCTATCGGAGCATCTTCACTCATCTCAATCATTACATATCTTGAGTTCAGTGCATACTCACCATCTAATGTACCAATCTTATTAGCAACGAAGTTGTTTTCAGTTGGGTTCATTGAACAGTTTGTAAATTTCTCAAGAACAACTGGATTCGCATCTGTATCAAAATAGTCACGGATCAATACATCAAACGTTAAATTGTTGAATGTTTGATTAATGATTGAAATTTTAATTAATGTGTTAGCGGCGTCACCATCTGATACAGTGTAGAATCTAAATAAGTCGTAAACTTTGTTACCTCTTAATTCAGAAACAACGTAAGGTGATGCCGGAGTTTGCCATTTATCCAAATACCAACCAATTGAATTAGGGTCTCCACTTTGAGCAGAATCTAAAGCGATTAAATTAGGATTTAAACCTCTGATATATCCTTTTTTCCAAGAATAATTTAAGAATGATTGGAATACTTCTTCAGCAAAAATCGGAACCTCAATTCTTGGTTTTTGGAAATTAGTAATACCAAATACCTTAGTCCAATATTCAGGATCGTTTTGTGTAAATGATGTCTCAAACTTAAATGCCGTTCCAAATTTATCAGTCACGTTCACACCAAATGTTAGGTATGGGTTCTTAAGAACGCCCGCGTATTGACCTGTCATATCCAATGTTACATCAGATGTCCCTGTTACAGAATAAGCAGGATTGTTGTCTGTTGTGTAAGTTGAGATACCTCTTGATCTTAATGTACCAACTACAACATTATCGTAGTCAACATAAGATGTACCAGTATAGTAATATAACTTACCAACAATAGTACCGGAATAACAATCAATATTAACCGGCGTTGGTGTCGGTGTTGGTGATGTAAACGGTGATGGTGTTATACATGGATTAGCAGCTGATGGTGTCGGTGTTGGTGACGCAGTTGCTCCTGGTGTCGGTGTTGGGTTAGGGAAATAAGAAGTTAATCCTGATATATAAGTAAAGAATGAGAACCCTGTATAATTCGTGTTACCTGTATTAGTAAACAATGCATAATACCAAGAGTCATTCAATGACGAATTTAAATCAGTTGCATCTAAAGAAACCGATGGAACTTCAAATACATTAGTTTCCGCACTAAATCCAGCACCACTTAAAATGTTATAATCATCAGTATCAATAGAACCGAAGTATGCAATTTGTTGATCTTCCGCAATGAATGGATTAGAACTTGTAATTACATTGTAAATTAAATTCTGAATTTGTGTGTTTAGTGTTGAGGTATCCCCATTGAACTCTTCATACTGAGTTAATAACATATCCTCAATTTCAGATGGGAATGATGTTTGGTAGCTAATTGTACTTGAGCTATTTGTACAACCTGTAAATGCTACGCTGAATGATAATTCTTTAGGTGTAACACAAATTGTTTCACAAGTTGCGGTAATAGTTACCGAACTTAAACACCATTGACCAATTGTTGTTGGGTCAACGTTTGCCACAGTTGTGATAGACCACGATGGTCCAGCATCGTAACCTGATAGACCAAGAATTCTAGTTACAAACAATTGGTTAGATTGTTGTAAATATGCTTTTGCGATATAAGCAGCTTCATACTTTGGAATCTGTGTATTAACAAATTTTTCAGGTGAAGTTCCTCCAAATACAGTTTGGAACTCATCAAAATTTGTAATAAAGATTGGTTCAAAAGCCGGCCCTATCAAAGTTTCTCCAGCAATACCCAAAGTAGTGACTCCGACACTTTGTGCTACAAAGCTCAAGTCAACCTCTGAAGTATAGACACCTGGTGAAACAAAAACCTTACTGTTTGTTGCCATACTAAAAATTTCTTTTATTTATTTATTTTCCTATAAATACTTGTCAAAACACGAAAAACTTTACATTATGGAAAGTATTTATATTTTGGTAAGATTTTATTCTACCTTAATTCTGCCCCTATGTCTAAAGATAATAAGAAGATAAAAAACCTTAAGATTGACGTTGATGTTCACAGTGTCTTAAAGAGATATTGTGACAAACGTGGTATTAAAATGTATAGGTTTTTGGAGAACTTAATTATGGAAAAATGTCAAGAAAAAAAGGACATTTATGGGGAACATTAGATTAACTTCTGACTGAACGAAAGTGATGTTGGCATATCATTAATTAACTTAACAATATCAATCCTTAAGTTATCATCGGTATTGATTTGTATTTCATTAACATTGTCACCATAATAATTGTCATTGATAAATACAGAATAAGTATCAACATTCTGTGATTGGTCAAAAAACAAATTACAAGTATAACTAAAGAAGTACTCTTGACTATCGTCACCCAAAGGATATGACAAGGTGATTACTTCTAGTTGAACTGGTTCTTGTCTCTTTTGTGGTCGTTTAATAGGTCTTTGATCAACTTCATACATTTGGAATGCTCTTGAAATTGCGGGGGTAACTTCAAATTCATCCTCATCCATCAAGAATCCCATCATAGTAAACTCATATTTTTGAATATAATATTTTCTTTTTTCTAAATCCATAGATGATTCGTCAGAGAACCCGTCATTTATAATTGGAATATAATGTCCTTTGATAACTTGGTAAGCTTGTCTTGAAGCAAAAGTTTCCATAACTCTTTGGTTGAGGGTATTTGCTTCTCTCATCCTGTTACAGATAATCGCAACTGTAAATTTAATATCAATAGGAACTGGTTGAGGTATTTTATAAATGTCCGCACCAACTCTATTACCATCCCAAGTCGGAACTTCCATATAATAATACATTCTCCTGTTTGGTATGTTATACATAACTGCAGGATTATTTCCATACTTAACTTCTGGATTTCTAATTACGGTAATAAAAGGTGGTTCAACATTCTTATCAATGTTTTGGAAATCCCACGTTTCAACAAACTGTGACCAGTTTTGAGTTGTAATTAAAATATCAACAACAGGAATGGTTTGACCTTCAGATGTAATGTTAAACTTTTCTTTTACAAAATCTAAAAACCCACGATCCAAATCGGCATGCAATAACGACTTAGGAAGGTAAGTTCCATCCTTTGTGATCATATCCTTTATTTGTTCCCTTCTCGGTAAAAGAGTTTTTGGGTAGGTTAAAGGTAATGTTGGTTTAACTTTCTTTGGTAGTGCCATTAATAATTTTGTTACTTTTAATTATGTTATCAATACCATTTAATGGTTGTAAATTAGTGTAGTGGCATAGCTTAATAAGTTCATCTTCGTTTTTTGCAAATGATAAAGGAATTATGTGGTCTATGTGCCATTCACCATAATTATCCCAACTCATATCGTTAGTAAATAACGACTCAATATAACTTTTAAAATCATCCATCTCAATGCCAATTATTGATTTTGTTGGTTTTGATTTATTTTTGATGAATTTCCCAATTCTACCTCTTAAATTGCCCGATAATCGGAATAAAATATCTTCTCCCCTTCTTTTTTTATGGTATTTTTTTTGCCATTCTTTTCTATCATCACCCCTATTTCTATCGTACTCTCTAATTTTATCGTAATTTATATCTCTATAATTTTTAACCCTTTCTTTAATTTTATCAGAATTAAATTCGTAATATTTTTTTTGGTATTCTTTTATTAATTTTTCATTTTTAATGTAATGTTTTTTTGCTCTTTCTTTAGAACATTTTCTACACTCGTGAGAATATCCGTCTTTTGAATCCGACCTTTTGTTGAATTCTACATATTCTAAAACAATTAAACATTTTTTACATTCTTTCATATTACATACCTCTAAACTCGTTTGGTCCGACAGGTGCCGCAATAACACTACGATAAAATGGTTTGTACCCTTTATAAGTATGCTTCAAATCCGATACCACACGACCGTCATTAACAACCGTATAATATCTTACAAAGTTCTCACTATCGTAATATCCTATATAGTCACCAAAATCAATATCAATACCCAAGTCATCTAATGTTTTCATATAAACTGAAATTGTAATATTACCTGGTTCTAATTGATCTATTCTTGTAGAACCCAACATTTTGTTTTCAGGTGCCGCAATTCCTACAAAAGCATTGAATTCAACAGGAGGTAAATATTTGATCCCGTCTTGAACCGCTTCACCATAAACATCGTCGGTTTTGATTTTGTTTTTATCTACTCGGTATAACACACAAGTGAAGTTCATGTCCCCAACTAACCATTCTTGACCCATCCCAACCTCAAGGTTAAAATCGTTCTCACCAAAAAATTTACCTAATCTACTAATAGGAACACTA